TGTGACAATATCAAATGTTAATGAATCAGCACACACCCACTCAGTTACATCTAATGTCACGATTTCAAATGTCAACGCTGGTGCAGGCAGTTCTCAAAATGTTCAACCTACAATTATTCTCAACTACATTATTAAGGTGTAACAATGATTCTTTATCTTGATTGTGTACCAATGAAACAAAACGAAGAAACTCTTGTTCCAGAATGTGCTGAAACACCAGAAGAATTTCTTACTGTTTTACGACAACACAGAAATGTAATGCTGTCTCAAACAGATTGGAGAATCATGCCCGACTCTCCATTGTCTGAAAATGAAAAAACTGAATGGATAAACTACCGTTCTTACTTGCGCAACTTAACCGACCAAATAACTTTGCCTTTAAGTAATACTGTTGAAATCAATGACCCGCCTATTTCTGGTGGACCAATCCGTATCATGGGCAGAACAACTAATTAAATTCATTTAGAAGGGGCAACCATGAAAATTGCTGTATACACAATCGCTCTCAACGAAGTTAAATTTGTAAAACGATGGGCTAAATCAGTAAAAGAGGCTGACTACATACTTATTGCAGATACAGGTTCAACCGATGGCACCCCTGAAATAGCCAAAGATTCTCTTGGTGTGAATGTTGTGCGTATCTCTATTAACCCGTGGCGTTTTGACCTTGCCCGTAATGCTGCGCTTGCTGCTTTGCCTGACGACATAGATATGTGCATCGCCTTGGACATGGATGAAGTTCTCCAACCAGGCTGGCGTGAAGCCCTAGAAGCCATCCCCACAGGTACTACCCGCCCCCGATATAAATACACCTGGTCATGGAACTCCGACGGGTCTGAAGGTTTGGTTTATGGTGGCGACAAAATCCATTCACGGCATGGCTACACATGGAAACATCCAGTCCATGAAGTTCTTAAACCCACCGATGGTGAAACACAACATTGGGTCACAGGATTAGAAATCCACCACTATCCTGACAGCACCAAATCTCGCAGTCAATACTTGCCCCTACTGAAGTTGGCTGTAGAGGAAGACCCAAGGGATGACCGCAACCAGTTCTACCTAGCCCGTGAGTTGTTCTTTCACGGGGACTATGCCTTAAGTCAGTATCATTTTGCACGGCATCTAGACATATCAACATGGAACCCAGAACGAGCCGCATCCCACAGGTACCTAGCCAAGATGGTCCCGCTTGTAGCCGACTACCACCTGTACCGTGCCATAGCGGAAGACCCTACCCGTCGTGAATCATGGGTTGCTTTAGCGATGTACTACCACGAGAAACGCAACTGGCTGGCAGTTAGAAACACAGCGTCTATGGCTTTAGCAATCACAGAGAAACCACTTGACTATCTATGTGAAGCAGATGCTTGGGGTTGGCTACCACACGACCTTATGGCTATCGCCTGCCACCACCTTGGTGACAGCGACGAAGCGTTCCACCACGGGTCTGAAGCAGTGGCGTTAAACCCAGCAGATGAAAGACTTAAGACAAACCTGTCTCATTATCGGCTATGATTGCCTTGGCTGAACACAAGGAGTTTGCATGTCCACAGTTGGAACCGTAGTAGACCGCACCTTGCGCCAGTTAATGTCTGGCACGGTAGAGGAACGCAACAAAACAGTTGGTGCCTTGACTGCTACATCTACATCTGTTGTTTTTCAGTATGAACTTTCTGGTTTGCGCCAGGGTGGTGTTATCCAGATAGATAACGAACTGATGTATGTATGGGAAACATCTCCTGGTTCTAAAACTGCAACCGTTGAACGGGGCTGGAATGGTACGACTGCTGCAGCCCATGCTGTTGGTGCGGTGGCTATTGTTGACCCTAAGTTCCCTAGGGCACAAGTGCTTGAAGCAATTAACGCAGAGATAGATGACTTGTCTAGCCCGATGAATGGGCTGTACCAAATCAAATCATTGGAGTTGAACTACAACGGTACTTGGAACATGATTAACTTGCCAACTACAGATAAAATCATTGACCTTGTTTCTGTGACGGTGCGTTATATCGCTACTGACTACCCAAAGATTACTCGTTGTCGCCTCATCCGTGACCTACCTAACGATGATTTCAGTGCTGGGTATGCTATCCGTTTTGATGAGCAGGTTCGTGCTGGACGCATGATTGTGGTGTATAAAGCACCGTTCACCAATGTAACTACTGAAGCACAGAACCTGCAAAACATTGCTGGCTTCCCCACCACTGCTGAAGACATCCTGATGATGGGTGCCCAGATTCGTTTGGTTTCTCCTCGTGAAGTGAAACGCAACTTCACCGAGTCACAAGGCGACACTCGCCGTGCAGATGAAGTACCTACAGGTTCAGTGTCTAGTTCTATTAACAACATTATCCGTATGCGCCGTGACCGTATCACTGCTGAAGCGGCACGACTTGCAAGGCAATACCCCACTTTCCTTAGCAGGGTTTAACTAATGGCGGTAACTACATTTACCCTGCCGTATTTCGGTACTCCACCATATTTCGCTGGTATTAGTTCAAACTCGGATTTAGTTCCTAGTATTTTTCCTGTAGCCGTTGATGGTCGCCCGTACATGATTGACCAGAAGTCAGGAAAGTTTCAACGGGGTTATGAACAGCGTGTTCGTGACTCTACGGATGATTCAACTAGCCCTGGTGAGGGGGCTATTAACCCTGGTGGTTTGTGGCGCAGAGGGCAGGACTCTTGGCATGCTGGTGCGGGGCAAGCCTATGCGGATATGAATGATTCTGCGCCATATCGGTTTTATAAATCTAAAGGTGTGAACCCTTGGGATAAGGGACAGTTAAGTCTTTTGAACACCACTAAGCGGTCTTTGGTATCTGCTAATACAAACTTGTTTACTTGTGTTGTTGAATCAGGTGGCACCCAGTACCTGTATGTAGCAGATGGTGGTGTTGTCAGGTTCTCTAGTAATCCTTTTGCTGCCACCCCTACTTGGACCGCCATCACAACAGGGTCGCCTACCACATTGCCAACAACTGCTATCACTGGTTTGGAAACCAACGGAGAGAATGTTTTCATTGCGTGGACAAGCAACGACATTTGGTACACAACACCAGGTTCAACCACCGCCACATTCTTCTATCCAACATCAGGAACAGATGACCAAACCTACAACGCTTTTGGCTTTGCAAAAGGTCGTGGATTTGCAGCGGTAAACCAAGACCTCTACCAAATCGGTCTCGGCTCAGGCAGCCATACTATTTTCTTTGACAACCCTGACACAACATTCCGATGGGCAGGCGCAGCACCAGGACAAAACGCTGCATACGCCGCAGGACATGCAGGAAACAAAAGCCTTGTCTACAAAATCACCATCAAAGCCGACGGAACACTTGATGTCCCAGTTGTGTCCCTTGAACTACCAGTTGGTGAAATAGTCACAGCCATCCACGGCTACCTAGGATTCATAGTTATAGGTTCAAACAAGGGCGTTCGTTTTTGTAGCACCGATGCACAATCAAACCTTGTCGCAGGCTCACTTATCCCCACCACTGGTGCGGTCTACGACTTCACATCAGAAGACCGATTCGTTTGGTTCACATACAGCAACTACGACGGAACCTCTACAGGTCTTGGTCGTCTAGACCTATCAGTATTCATCTCACCAAACACCCCTGCACATGCGACAGACCTCATGTATACCAGCACATCAGATGTTAAATCTGTAGCAACCATCAGCGGGAAACGCATCTTCACAATCTCTGGTGTAGGGGTCATCGTTGAAGATACAGCGAACCTTGTTGCTTCAGGAGAAATAGAAACAGGGACATGGCGTTGGGGTATCCCAGACCGCAAGTTCATCGCCAAGGTAGATACCCGTTCCACCCCACTCGTGGGTGCTATTAGTTCGTACCTGAAAATTGACGATGGGAATTATGATTCTATTGGTCGGTGGGCTACTGTTAGCGACACCGAAAATTCTTTTAATGGTTCCGACGCTAAAGCAATTGAAGCAGGATTCAAGTTTGTATTAGAACGGTCTTCTTCAAACGCTATTGAAGGTCCCACCTTCACCCGTTGGATGGCTAGAGCCTATGCTGCCCCGTTCCGTTCACAGGTCTTCTCTGTCCCTATCCTCTTGCATAAGTCAGTAACCGTCAGGGGCAAAGAGTATTACTACGATGTTTATGGGGAACAGAGTTTCTTTGACGGGCTGATTCAGTCTCCCCGTATCACCACCCTTCAGATTGGTTCCTCTATTCATAGTGTCATCCTTGAGGATACGGTCTGGGAACCTGCGGATTCTACGGGTAACGGTTGGGCATTTGATGGAACACTTGTAGTAACCTTGCGTTCGGTAGAAAACTAGGAGTTTTATGGCAGTCAATGGTAAAAGCAGAAGGTCGTATAAAGGCGCAGCCGTACCCAACACGCTTGGTTCTCAACTTCTTGCGGGTGTTAAAAGCATAAATCTTTCTGTTGCAATGGTTGGCTTCCCCAATGACGGCGTTCCTTTTTTTGTGGTTGTTGAACCTGGCACTGCTAAGGAAGAAAAGATTTGTGTTAAGTACAGTACCTCAACACTTCTTACTGTCGTAAACCCTGCTGACACTTCTGTATGGGGTGAAGATGTGTTGGGTCGTGGGGTGGATAACACTACCGACCAAGACCATGCCGTAGGTTCTGTTATTTATCCTGTGTTCACCTCTATTGAAGCCAACCATGCAAACGAGTTGGTGTCTAAGTACGCCAATGCTGGTTCTGTTGTGTATCAAGGTTCTGGTACGCCAGGAACCTTCACTGAACTCCCTATCGGTACAGCGTCTCATGTCTTAAGAGTTAACAGTGGTTTGCCACAATGGGGTCAAGTTGGTAGTGACGGCATTGCTGAATCTGCTATTACTACAGGCAAAATTGCTGATGGTGCCATCATGAATGTTGATGTCAATGCTTCTGCTAATATCGCTTATAGCAAATTGTCTTTGTCTAACTCCATTGTTCTTGGCGACCTTGCTGCAGCATTGGTTACTTATCTTGTTCCTGTAGGAACCATCAGCGCTTACGCTGGTGATACTGCACCTAATGGTTGGTTGATGTGTGACGGCACAAGCACCTCTGGATACACAGCGTTGGCTGCACTTGTTGGGGCAACAACTCCAAACCTTCGGGGTAAATTCCCTATGGGTAAAACTGGTTCTGGCACAGGCAGTACATTGCTTGGGTCGGGCGGGTCTAATACTATTGGTGAAACACAACTACCTTCTCACGCCCATAGTGCTGGAACTTTGGCTGCGGACGCTGTCGGCACTCACGGTCATAGTGGTGGAACAAATTATGGTGGAGAACATAACCATACCTACAACCAGACAACCGTTTCACAAAGAACAGTATTTAATGCTGCAGACCAAACAGACGATGTGGTTCTAGCCTTCGTTTCCTCAAATACATCAACTGCAGCAGACCACTTCCATATTATTGGTCAAGACGGGGCACATGGTCATACAATTTCTGGTGCTACCGCCACTAAAGGTTCAGGCGTTGATTACTACCAGCCATTCGTTTCCGTCAACTACATCATCAAATACTAGGCTAAGATACCCACCATGATTACAATACAAACACTCGTCCTCCGAATCTTTGGGGTATTCGGCTCATCCGCACTCGCAGCCGTAGCAGGTGGCGCAATCTTCGGAGTTGAACTCTGGAAATCAGCAGCCATCGCAGGTGTAGTAGCCGCAGGTAAAGTAACTGAAGCGTTGCTTCGTTCATGGTCTGAAGATGGCAAGTTAACTAAAGAAGAAGTTGCAGCAGCCTTCGGCAAAAAGGCGTAGCCGTTACGCCCTGATAGGGGTTGTACTTTCCATACTGTTCCTAGCCTCTAGTGCTAGTGCAGAAAATCCAATCATCACTGGTATCACTGATTACTGGTTTGAATATACCGAGCCGACACAGTTTGAGGCACGGACATACATGGTTGACGGGCATCCGTCTGACCCTCAACTGTGGCTATACGACGAGCAAGGTGTTTTACTTGTCAGCGTTGACGACCATTTCGGTTTACAGTCATACATCTCCAGAGAGGTACAGCCTGGTCGGTACCGTCTGCGGGCGGGTACTTGCTGTTGGCAACCAGATATTTGGCGTGGAGGTAACGGCTGGAATGAACGGTATGAGTTGAGTTTCAATGGGGAACCAGCGAATACCACCTCTACTACTGAGGAGCCGACTACTACCACTTCGTCTACTAGCACGACCTCTACTTCTACCACCTCTACGACCAGTACCACCACAACATCTACGACTACTACAACCAGCACGACATCTACAACTAGCACTACATCTACGACTAGTACGACATCTACAACCCTTGCACCAACGACCACAACAACGCTGCCACCAACAACAACCACGGTACGCCCAACGACAACAACCACATCGTCTACCACCACCACAACAGTAACGCCCACAACAACCACAGAGTTGCCAACAACCACCACATCTACTGTTCCCATTCCTCAAACAACTGTTGCTCCATTGCCTGTGCTAACCACGACAACGGTACCCATGCCAACAACTTCAACAAGTACATCTACTACCTCCACTACAACAACGACGACAACGCTACCACCAGTGGCTGTGCCCCCTGTCGTAAGTCCTGAAGTGGCTGTGGCTTTAGCCACCAACCCTGAAGCGTTGGCTACCATCACCGCTGAAGAAGCAACCCAAGTCTTTGACGCTCTGGTAGTTGATGACTTAAGTGAGGAACAATTGGTTGCCCTTGTCTCGGCAGTTCAGGATGCACCCGTTGCTGTCCGTGAATCATTTGAGAAGTCAGTCAATGTTTTCAGTGGCGCAGTAGATACCTATGTCCCCATCGGTTCAACGGTACCTGTCAGTACCCGTCGTGCCCTCATCGCCATCACAATCATGACCTCCCTCATGGTTATACCAACTAAACGAAAGTGATAAAGTACAACCTATGCGTAAATATCTAGGAGCCATCATCAGCCTCTCGCTGTGGTTAACCAGCACTGGACTTATGCTTATCACCCTGTCTGGGGATACGCTCAGTAAGGCTCTATACATTAGTGCAGTTGCCTTCGTTATAAACATAATTGCTATTGCCGCTGGCATCGGTATAGACGAGGAATAAAATGCGCAAGTACAGTTACTACCCTGCTTTTGACGGCAAAGGCGCACAGCCTGGAACCGAGAAACTATCTGCGCTTTGTGCTGCCCGTTGGAAGACCAAGAATCTGGGGATTTATTCACCACGATTGATGCGCAACTCTCACACTGAGGGCAAGAAGATAGGCGACCCTGGCATGGAGAAATACCTGAGTGTCCATGCTACTGGGGCTGCGGTAGATATCGGTTACTCTGACCGCAAGGTTGGCGTAGCCATGTGGGATTGGTTCATTAAGTACACCAAGGAACTAGGCATTGAAGAGATGCATGACTACGCATTTGATGCAAACCCTAAGGACAAGAACAAGGGCTACGGAAGAGGCTTCCGTTGCTCAAGAGGAGAAAATTCTAAGGGGGTCAAGGTGTTTAGCGAGTCCGATAATGCTGGTTCATTCGGCGGTTTTTGGTTGCATTTAGAAATTTCTCCAGAGATGGC